AGATATAAATGCGGCAGAAAATATTTTGAGATTGGGACTACAATCTCTTGATGCAAGTCATAAAAGCTGCTAGCTGATCTAGTAGAGTAGTCACGGGGATGATCACATGCTCTGGTATTTAGATGAGTTATTAAAGAAAGATAAACGAGGCATTAAACTTCCCGGCAATAAAGCCCATGTAATCCCCGGCTATCTTGATCCTAGACCTTTTATAGAAGACATTCTTGGACTCGGTGGATATATTTATCCATCAGTTATTTATGATCTAGAACAGGTGTTTTCACATACTAGGAAGGTAGATGAGGTAGTCAAGGTTGATGGGGTAGGATCCGGCAAATCAATGTTTGCCTCCCTCTCTCTTACCTATATTCTTTATCTTCTAGCCCACATGCCAAGTCCCCAAGCATCAATGGGGCTGAAGCCTGGTTCCTTGATCGTTCTAATGGTAACATCTATTCGCGAAAAGCAGGCTAAGGACATAGTGTTCCGTTATATATGGGAACATGTCAAGGAAAGTGAATGGTTCTCTAGGAATTTTCCAATGAAAAACATGCCCAAGAATAAGCAGGACAGGCCTGCTGGCTTAGAGTATATCTTTCCACATGATATAACTGTTGAGTGTGGTTCTGGGGCAGAGACAAAACCAGCTGGTTACAATATGCTTGCTGCTGTTATGGATGAGTGTGATCTATTCCTAGAACGATCACTTATGGGATCCTTTGAGGATCAAGCCCAGAATATATCCAGCCTTTTGACAAGGAGAATTAAATCTAGATTCAGGGATGTAGGACTTGGACTTATGATGATGGTGTCGTCAGCTCGTAGGTTCTCCTCCTTCGTTCAGAAAAAATACACTGAAGTCGAAGCAAGTCCATCTGGATATGCAACTATGAGATATACATGGGCAGCTAAACCAATACAAAAAGAGTCATGGTTTTTGATAGATGAAAGAGACTTTTCCATAACAAAAAAGACAGATAGTGAAGACATAAAGGAATTTCCATTTGAACATTTTAAGTGGGATGTGGGTACTAATAAGAATCCATATTCAAGCAATAAGTACTTAATACCAATTCCAATGCCATACTTTGGGGAATATAAAGAGGACCCAGGCACATTTCTAAGAGATTATGCGTCTATCTTTGTCGGGGGTGTTAGGGGATTTATTCAATATCCACATTTAGTTAAGATGAATCCCGAACGGGAGAATATGATAAATCCAGATGGCACCCTTAATCCAGACTTTACACCACAAAAGAATGTATTGTATTATGGACATGTTGATCTAGCTAAGAATCAGGACGCTTTAGCTTTTGCTTTTGGGCATCAAGAGGGGCAAAAAACAGTTATAGATTTTGTATATGTTGTTGATCCAAAGTGTGGACAGGTAGTAGATATTACTAAACCTCAATATATAGTATATGATTTACGTGCAAGAGGCTTTAAGATTGGACTAATTACATTCGATAGGTATCAAAGTGTTGAGTCTATACAAAGATTACAAAGTTCTGGTATAAAAGCTGATAATTTCTCGGTAGAAACTAGTAATGATCCGTATATTTTGTGGAGAGAAGCACATTATCGTGGAGAAATTGATATGCCCGTGATAAAAGGATATATGGACAATGTTCGTTCTCTTATCTTTAGTTCTTCTGGTAAAATTGACCATAGGGTTGGAGGAAAGGATATTACAGATGCTGTTTCTGGATGTGCCTATCATTGTAGGATAAAAGGGATAACTGGATCTCTCAAGGTTTGTGGTAGATATGATTTATACGATCATAAATCCTAATTATTGGAAGGGATAATATGGCAAAGGAAAAATTGAATGTTGATGTAGAGCGTACAGATGCTGGTGACTTAAAAACAGCTGTAAACGGTAAGATAGTAGAGCATGATGAGAAGCGGTTTGGTAAGTTAAAAGTTCTTCGTATCGCTCTTGATAATTCTACGGTGGATGAGGAGATTAGTAAGGCTTATATTGGTGGGATGGCGGGGGCAACTCCAAATGATAAGCTTACTCCAACAACACTAGCAAAGATGTATGGAGGTTTGAAGGGGCAGAAAGAGGTTCATGCAAAAGGAGATCCAATTACCCCTGAGTATAACTTTGATGGATTAAAGCAGTTTTTAGAGGAGTCTCCATATCATTTTAGATGTATAACACTGAGGACTAAAGATGTTGTTCATGTATTTGAGATAAAAGAGATAACTGAAAAATATGGTAGGAAAGTTGATAAGCCAAATAAGATGAAAAAAAGAGTTCAGTTAAGTATTCTTGAAGAGTGGCTTGACCTCGTTAATGAAGGCGAGGATAGACTGGAAGATATAATTAGTAAAGTTATCTTTGATATGCACGCTTTTGGTAACGGAAGGTTAGAAGTTGCAAGGAGACGTGGTGGAAAGATAGGAAGAATTGGTCATTTACAAGCTGAGACAATTCAAGCTTACTGGGATCGACCAGATTTGCTGTCCCAGGAAATAGATGAGCAGACAGTAAGATGGTTCCAAAAGTTTGGACTGAAGCGGATAAAAGGTAAGTGGATTTTAATAGACAGTAAAAATGGCAAGAAGTTTAATGGCAAAGATCCGATTAAGGCTGGAAATGAGATATTGACGTTCATGCACGATCATCCTAGAGATCGTGTCTATGGTGTTCCTCCTATAATCACGGGGTTGAAAGCTATAGATGGCAATGTTAAGGTTAGGGATCATAATATTAACTGGTTTCTAAGACCTCTACCGTCCCACCTTGGTATATTGCAGGGTGGAGATGTTGATGATGAGACCAATGAACAATTACAACAGTACTTCCAGGATATTGAACGTGGAGGTAGATCTATTATATTGCTTGGCCTACCTAGAGTTGCTTCTGACATGAAACTTGAATGGCAAAAGTTTGACACAAGCATTAACGAATTTCCTTTTGTTGAATATACCCTTTTGAGTAGGGATGAGATAGTTGTCGCAGACGGTTTAGTCCTCGCTCGACTCGGAATTTCAACGGAGGGAACTAGAGGTTCAGGTGATTCCATTTCTCAGATAGACACGTACAGGACATCCACAATTCCAGCTGATGAGACATATATTGAGGGGAAAATGGCATATCTCCTGAGAGAGGGACTTGGAGTTGATCAGTATTACTTAGACCTGAATACAAGGGATCTGAGAGATCTAAGAAAGTTGGCGAACCTTTGTGATACCCTTGTTAGAGGTGGTCTATCGACTCAAAACGAAGCAAGAATTCGCATGGGACTGAATCCTATGAGTGATCCCAAATATGATCAGCTACAGGACTTAGATAAAAAGAAGCCAAGAGGCGCTTCGACAACTCCTAAGGAACGTGTGGGGGAGGAAACGAGAAGCTGAGGGGTATTAAACAATGACTTGGCATAAAGGATCGCATCATTCAGAGGAAACTAAGCAGAAGCTGAGGGAAGCAAATCTAGGCAAGCAATTTTCAGATGAACATAAGCAGAAGCTAAGTGATGCACATTTAGGCAAGCATCATTCTGAGGAGACTAAAGCTAAAATAGGGAAAGCACAGATTGGCAAGCACCTTTCTAGTGAGACTAAGCAGAAGCTGAGGGAAGCAAATCTAGGCAAGCATCTTTCAGATGAAACTAAAGCTAAGCTGAGCGAGGCATATCTAGGAAAGCACCTTTCAGATGAGCATAAGCAGAAGCTAAGTGAAGCAAACCTAGGCAAGCACCGTTCTGAGGAGACTAAAGATAAGATGAGGGAAGCACATCTAGGGAAACACTTTTCAGAGTAGCATAAGCAGAAGTTAAGGGAAGCATTCAAGGGTAGGCCTTCTCCTATGAAAGGCAAGCATTTTTCTGATGAAAGCAAGCAGAAGATGAGTGTTGCTTTATCTGGAGAGAATCATCCTATGTTTGGCAAGCACCTTACTGAGGAAACTAAAATTAAAATGAGTATAGCACAAACTGGGGAAAAGAATCCTATGTTTGGTAAACACTTTTCAGAGCAACATAAGCAAAAGATGAGCAAGTCTCATAAAAAGCTCTGGCAAGACCCTCAATTTGCAAAAAGATCTTTTGAAGCTTTTAATAAAACTCCTAATAAACCTGAAAAGATGCTTATGGAAATACTAGATAGCAACTTCACCGGAGGGTGGAAATTTGTAGGTGATGGGCAGTTCTTTCTAGGAGGCTTATGCCCAGACTTTATCAATATAAATGGAAAAAAGAAGATCATTGAAATGTTTGGTACCTACTGGCATAAGACTAGGGAAAACATAAAATACCATCAAACTGAGGATGGAAGAAGGGAAATCTTCAAGGAATATGGTTATGATTTGCTAGTAATCTGGGAGGATGAATTAAAGGATAAAGATGCTGTTCTAGAAAAAGTAAGGGAATTTATGAAATGACTAATATATCGATACTGGAATCATCCATCATTGCCCAGCTGCAAGCAGATTCTGCACTTTCTAGATATGTTGGAAACAGAGTGATTCCTGTGAGATCTAGAGAGATGGTCACAGAGTCCTCTGTGCGAAATGATCTTCCGTGCTTATATCTGCAATTTGTGGATAAAACATATAACGACGATCTGTCTGAAAATTTGAGGTTCAGGATTGTAGGATTCGATACCGAGGATAAACATACTGATGTGGATACCGGTGCATATCGCCTCTCAGATTATACTGTTGCTGCCATAAGAAATGATCTTACTTTTGGCAATACTGTTATTGAAGAAGCTAAAATATCTGATTCTAGTATTTCTGACTATAATGAAAGCACGTGGGTTAGATGTCTAGTGGATCTGGAGATCCCAAATGTTGGGATTGCAGAAAATGATGCTATAACTCCTATTTTTGGGATATACCTTGGAACTGCTAATGATTCATTGGCTTATACTGATGTCGAAGATTGGACAGATATTAAAGCTTCCGGTG